CGCAAGTCGATCGACGTCGTGATCGGCAGTGGGGACATCGTCGATGCGGTCGGGGACCGCGACGACTTCACGGCCGGGATCGTCTCCCGGGAGTGGGTGCTTCGTCGCAAGGGGCTCGACAAGACGACGATCGGCACTATCGCGACGCAGATCCACGACGAGATGCGCTTCGAGGCCGAGTTGACGACCCAAGGGCAACTGCAGCAGGTCGAGGCCAGCAAGCAGGCGCAGATCGAGGTGGGCGACGCAGCGGCAGCCCAGCAAGTGCAGATCGCGGCTGCCCAGCCCAAACCGGCAGCCACGCCCAGCGCATCGAGCACGTCCGGCAGCGGCAGCCAGACCGGCACGACACAGAGGAGTTGAGAATGGCCGGAACGATCACGCTCACAGTTCAGGATCACGCGGGGGTGGTCATCCAGTACGTGCAGGCTCGCGTCTACGACCAGTTCGGCGTCTTCGGCGGCAGCCTCGCCACCGACGCCACCGGCAAGGCGGTCTTCACGCTTCCGGCTGGCACGTACCAGATCGCCCTTGAAGAGACCCGGACGAACAGTTACCCGCCCCAGTGGGTCGGGCCGCACGGTGTCGGTGTCGCCACCCAGTTGGAGGGGGACAAGTTCGTCCTCGCCGATGCGGGCGCACTCACGCCGACCGTCAAGTTGGAGACCGCCGACCACATGTTCGGGGCGGCGATCGACGGAGCGGTGTACTCGTTCTGGAAGGACACCAGCGCTGCCGGGGCCGTTCTGCGGCTGCTGCCCGGCGAGGAGCGGCGTCCGTTCAGCGGCGACAAGACCGACCCGCTGTACAAGCACGTTCTCGTCGGCCCGTTCCTGACCGCTGCCAAGGCGTCAGCGGCGTAAGGAGGAAGCATGCCACTCGACAAGGAACTGTCCCGTCCCGGGGCACCCGCCTACGGGGTCAACCCGAAGGATCTGACGGGGTATCTGGACATCAAGTCCCCGCCGTTCGTGGTCCGTGGCGTACTGCCGCCGACCACGGCGAACTCCAACCTCGCGCTCGTGCACAACACGGTGCAGGACGGCATCTACAACAAGAACGGCAGCCCGAAGTTCGGGCCGACCGGGTTCTACCCGACGCTGTACAAGCCCACCGGGCTGCTCTACGGCCGCTGATCTTGCGGCGAGCCGACAACTGAACAGAAAGTCTTCCTGTACGTTTCGACGAAGGGCTGGCGCGGGCGCTGACTGCCAAGCAGGCATCCGGTGCGCAGCACTTCGATGAAGGAGAACGATGGCGACACCGAGTGGCGCATCTGCTGGACCTGCCGGGTCGGGGCTTCTCCCGCCGCAGTCGAGATCGACGATCGCCCCCATAGGGGGTCCGCCCGATCCCGATGACGAAGAGGACACCCCGCTGGAGCAGGACGACACGGCGGACCAGAACGACCAGATCGACGATGACCTGATCGACTCCGACCCGCCGCCAGACGATGACGACACCGATGACGCCGAGGAAGAGGACGGTCAGGACGAGTCCGCCGAGGACATGGAGAGACGCATCACCGCCTCAGTTGAGGCGAGGATGCAGAAGCGGTTCGACCGCGCGATCTCCAAGATCGGACGCAGGCTCAATGACCGGTATCGGGACTCCGACCGTTCCGATGATGACGACGATGATGACGACGACCGGGACGAAACCCCTCCCGCCCCGAAGCGGCGGCGTCAGCGCCAGTCGAACCACAGGTCGGATGTGACGACGATCCGGATGCTCGCACGGGACCGGATCACCGACGAGATGGAGCACTCCGGCACCGCCGAGCGTGCGGCCGTCAAGAAGGTGATCGACACGGTGGTCCCGTACGTCGACTGGAGCGCCGTCGATCAGGACGACGTGATCGACGAACTGGTTGAGCAGTTGAGTGTGACGGCCACCGGGCTGATCCGACTCGGGTCAGAACGGAAGGTGCGTCAACTGCGCAACATGGGGGCGCTGCCCCCGGCGTCCGCCCAGCCCGGGCGGAACGGCACGACCAGCCGCAAGGATCCGGTGTCACAGATGAACAGGGGCAAGGCGCTCGCAGAGAAGCGCTATCCCGGAGGCACGCGCCACCTAGGTCGGCGCTAGGAGCAAATAGGAGAGACAGGCAATGGCTTGGCACCCTCAGATCGAGCGGATCGACGGCAGTGCGGCAGCCACGCTGACACAGGAGGCGGAGTTCCTCGCATCTGAGAACTACACCGCCAAGCGAGTCGGCATCACGCTGGACGCATCGACCGTCACCGCTGACGGCAATGGAGACAAGATCCTCCCGAAGGGGCAGGTTGTGGCGCGCATCACCGCCACCGGCCGCTACGGGAAGTACGACGACGCGCAGGTCGACGGCCGGGCGGTAGCCAAGGGCTTCCTGTTCGAGGCCGTGAACCTGAAGCAGGGCAACGCGGTCGTCGGAATGATCATCGAGGGGTCCGTGATCGCAGCGCGCTGCACCGGGCTCGACGCCGCTGGTGAAGTGGACCTCACCGGTCCGATCACCTTCCAGTAGGACGAGGAGGAGGGGTAAACAATGGCACTGTGGGAGTTGGAAGAGTTCCAGAACCCGACGTTCCTAGGCTTCATCCGCTCGATCCCCGATCCGGCTGAGTTCATCGGCGGTAGCGCTGACATTCTGCCGAACAGGACGATCAGCACGCTGGAGTACGAGTACCTTCTCGGAGCCAACAACAGTCAGGCGCGCCGGACGATTCTGGCGAACGTGATGGGCTGGGACTCCGAGGCACCGATCCACGGGCGGCGTGTGCCGTCTGGTGGGCCGGAGAGCACGGTTCGCGGCGAGTTGCCGCCCATCAAGCGGAAGGCGAAGTTCTCCGAGAAGGAGATCATCAAGTTCCGCCAGCCCCGGCCCGGCACGTCGGACCGCGAGGATGTCATCAACTACGTCTACGACCTGACCGTCGAACTCGTGACTGCCATTCAGGGACGGCTGGAGTGGCTGCGCATGCAGGCGCTCTCCGAGGACGTCGTGGTGATCGACCAAGAGGGCGTGGACGTCCAGATCGACTTCGGCGTCCCGACCACGCAGCAGTACAACGTGAACACGGACGACAACCTGTCGACGTGGTGGGAGGACACGGCCAACAGCAACCCGCTGACCGACCTCGACTACATCTGCAACGCCTACGAGGTGGCGCACGTCGTACGGCCGCCCCGGATGATCTGCGACACGACGACGCTGCAGGTGCTGCTGAACAACGTCGCCATGCGCGAACTGGCCCGTGGGCCGGGTGGCCCGGCGATCCGTCTGACGACGGACGAACTGAACGCCCTGTTCTCGATCTACCAGTTGCCGACGCTGCAGCCGTACGACGTGACGTTCCTCGAAGAGAACCACGACGGGACGCTCACTGCGGTCCGCCCGTTCAACCGCCGCCGCATCGTGCTTCTCCCGCCAGCCGGGATCGAACTCGGCAATACGCTGCTCGGCCCCACAGCGGAGTCGCGCAGCATCCCCGGCATCGCCTACAGCCAGTACGCGCCCGGCATTGTCGGCAACACGTACGGCAAGGACGAGCCCCCGAGCGAGTGGGTGAAGGTGGCCGCAGTCGGCTTCCCGACCCTTCCCGGCGCGGAGTACGTCGTGCAGGCGACCGTCCGCAACGACCTGACGTAAGGAGGAGTCATGCAGGCCGGAGACAACCCCGCCGACTTCAACGTCGACGAGGTCAAGGCGTATCTGGACACGGCTGACGACACCGAACGCCAGCGGGTGCTGGAGGCCGAGGCGGCGGGCAAGAACCGCTCGACGCTGCTTTCGTACGAGGCCCCCGTCGGGGGCACTGAGCCACAGGAAGGTGATGTTGTGGCAGGCGCAGATGAGCAGCCGGGCGACGTCGGCGACGGCGAGTCCGTAGCAACGGAGCAGATCGTCACCCCGAGCGGGGAGCAGATCGACAACCCGCTCGAAGAGGGCGACACGGCGAACGAGGCGTGGGACGAGGCTGCGGCCTTCGCGTACGCCCCGGATGAGGAGGCCGAGGCCCCGCCGATGGCGGCGGTCCGTGGTCTCGAAGCGGGCACGCAGTCCGGTGAGGCCCCCGTGATGGAGTCGACCGTCGCGGGCCAGTTGCCGGTCGTCGTCACCGGACGGGTGATCAACCCGCTCGACTACCCGCCCGGCTCGGTCGTCCACGTGACCCCGGTCGCGAAGACGGACGGCGGGGACGGCACGAGGATCAGTGCTGCGACGAAGACGACGGACAATATCTGGACGCCGTTCAAGCCGCCAGCCAACACCGGAGGCCCGGGCGCTGTCGCAGGGGCGATGTCCACCGCATCGGCGGGGCAGAAGAACGCGACGATCGCGG